TAGCTAATTGGTGAACTTCTTTTAATTCTTGCTTCCAACAACGATCGCATACATGACGGATTCTTAAACCCCAAGTACCACAGCGCCAACACTTAAACCACATCTTTTCTCCTTAGCTTAGGGGGATTATATCCCCTTGATGTGTCTTTAAAGACTCTATACTTCGGTTTTCCTTTTTTGTGTCCTATACAGACGGTTTTTTGTGGTAAGATCGTTACATCCTCACGAAAGAAATCTAATTTACATTTTCTGCACCAATAGGCTTCGAATATCTTAGGCCATTTTATTAACCTCTTCTCTAAGATAACATTACAGTCGGGACAATATTTACCGTCGCAATCCCTAACCATTCATAACCCCCCAACAATGTTTACAATAAAAACCGTCTGGGATATCTGGATGATGGACTTTAACTTGATACATTCTATATTTGCGGTTATTCTGATGACATCGGCCGCATTTAGTACTAGCAGTACCCATTATTCGGGTCCGTCCCCTATTGCCTCTTCCATTGGTTCGTCTGGTTGTTCAATCTTCATGCATTTAGAACACTGTTTAGAACCGTGTGCATGGTTGAAATGTGGATTTATTACCATTCCTACATATTCGCGGGGATCGTAGGTCGAACCGCAGTTTGGACAGTCATTAAATTTAATCCAGATGTCACAGTTAGTACATTCAGTCCCTGCGGGACACTCTGCAATATATTCATCATTATAACATTTAGGACATATCAGTCCAATATACATCTTGGTCACCATCTCCGTAAAGAACTCGGAACGGTTCTTGACATGCTTATCTAGAAAGTTCTTTAGTGTTACGGGGATCGTTAAATTGATTAACGTCTTATCAATCCTGTTACCGTCGGCGTCGGTCTGTGGTGGACGGCCTACTTTGGCTTTAGTCATTAATTTAAGTCTCCGTAGCACTCGTGACAATAAGCCCCTCGAAAAGTAATAGTATAATTTTCTTCTCGTGTAAAGTTCTTGATTGTGTCAAGGACTCGGCGCTTACATTCTACGCAGCGTATTTCTTTGGTAAGTTTAGCAATACTCATTGTTCTCACAACCTGTTAGGGTCAAGACTCTATATATAATTAGTTGTGTAATAATCTATTCCTGACAGAGTGCCCCCCAAACCCAAAGCCCCGAAAGCTTGTGATAAATCCTATAATAGAAAGTAATATAAGAACCCCACGGTTTTTAAATGAAAATAATAAGACGCCATACTAATAAAAAAGGGTTATACATACATATAATATATATATATACTACAATTTACCAAAACCTAGCTCTTCTTTAGCGTTTTTTAGCTGAGGTTTAGCTTCTCCTAGCTGAAAGTTAGCCAAGGACTCGTTTAGTCCTGACTTGTTTGCTAGGTATTCTACTATCATAGTTGTCCAATCTCCATTTTTAGCAGCCGATCTTAAATTATTCATAGGGTCGAGCTTTTTTGCTTCTTTTGTCATGTTTCCGACCGTACCCAGAAAACTTTTAAGGAAAGTTGTTCTGAATGCTTCAAGTCTAACTTCTGTTCGTGCGTCGACCTCATCTAGTAACGGTTCAAGGGTTGCTATCAACCATTCACCGTCGTCCTCTGTTATTTTATCTTCCCATTTAGTTATTATCCAATCTCTTAGTACAAACCTGTATAGCAAAAGCAGGGTTAATATTTCGCCAATAAACAAAAGGGGTACAATTTGGGTTAGTTCCATAACTAACCTAGTAATTGGGGCCTAAAAAACAGTTTATGTATGAGGAACAACGGCCCCGTTGATTATAATTTCTTTAGAGCAGCTTCTAAGCCCTCGCCGATGATTTCGGAAGTCCAACCCTTGCCAAGCATGCAAGCACTGACCCTAGTGGTCCTAAACCACGTTCCTTTCGGGTATTTGAGTCGGCAAGCGTTCCAATCACCAATAAATTTAGTTTTCTCTTCATAACCTGTGATTTGGAAAGGATCGGTTACCGTTTCTATGACCGTATCAATCTTTTCGCTAACTTCAACTTTTACCAATGTCAATAAATCTTTCAACTTCAAACCCAGAAACCCGACACCCGCCAAGACACCAACAATCAATAACGGATTCCTGAAAGCACTTAACTTTGTTTCCCTGTTGTAATATTCATCTACTGCTTTTTTCTTGGCAGCGTTTACGGTTTCAACTTTTCCCGTAATGGGATTATAGTAATAGGCCATTATTTCATTGAGGGCAAACAGACATATTTTTCTTGTCCGGGGATCCAGGTTAACTTTTCACCGAATGCGCATTGTGGTACCACATCCTTTCTGGCGATTAACTCAGGGTCAAAAAATGTTAAAATTGGAACTGGTAAAGTTATCTTTCTGGGAATCACTTCTTTTTTAGGGTCGGCTTTGAGCAATGCCTTTCCTAAAACAATTATAGTCGCGATATCCATAGAGTTACGCCTCTAAAATCAAACTATCGCCTCTTTTTCTTTCTACCTGCGGGGGTTTTCCTGAACGCTACGGCTAGCTTCTTTAGATTAGGTGAACCCGATCGTAATACAAAGCGCGGTTTCTTACTGTTAGCTTTAACGAACTTATTCCAAGCTGATAGTTTACGCTTACGTGGTTTTATTGATCCAGGGACGGGGGGACGTGATTCAATATAGGCTGACCGTGGGGAACCATATGTATCGCCCCTTTCCTGAAGTGGCCTGTTTCTTATATCAGTCGAATAACCCATTTCTTTGTAGGCATCACTAAAACCCATGCGGTAATATTCACGTTCTTTCTTTGTTGGCATCTATCGGTATATCCTGCCTGTTAGGAGTACGGTGCATTCGTTACCAGTTCCATTGGAATCGAAACCAATAAAAAATTCAGTATAAGCGGGAATAATAACTTGTATAGGTTGGTCATCATTCATATGTGGGGCGTTAGGCGGATCCCATTTACCCTGATAAATAATAGAACCGTTCATAGTCATTGTTAGATACATTACGTCAGCCCCCCCCGTTGCTTCAACCCAACTTATCTGAGCCACTGTGTAAAAATTACCAGTGGTAAACGACAAAGCAGGCCCATCAAGTGGGGCAGCTGACCCAGCACTTGAAACAATACCTGAATAAGCCATACAGTGGTCACCTATTAGTTCTAGAGATGTACCAGTACCAGTAAAGCTATTGCTAACTCCTAGAAGGCCACCACCACCGCCGCCGCCGTCTATAGCCATCTAAGGCTCCTAAGCAGAATAGGTTAAGGTTACTGCTACGTCTACGGTTTCAGCCGTTGTACAACTGACTGACATATCCATCTGATTACCCGCTATAATATCAAAGACGCCCGCGCCCGATTCAATGACCACTGGTTGCCCGTTGTTTCCGTCCAAGGGTCCCGCAGCCGTATTGGACCAAGCAGGGCCCGCAAATATCTGCTGAACGCTGACCCCATCGCCTGAGAATTTGAAGACGCTAACCCCATCGGTCGCGGAATCGTGATTTGGAACACAGTGTAAAGCGATCCTTACGAGCTTACGCATCGATTCTGGATTTGTAGTGCTTGCGGCACTGCCCATCAATTGACTGATGCTAGTGAATGTACCCGCAACGAGCGAGGAGCCTGCTAATGTATATGTTCTTGTTTGTAAACCTGCCATGATTAAACCTTTATCCTGATCGGTCCAAGCTTCGCGATTTGCCCGTTTCCGAATGACTTAGCAATCATCTTGCCAATGTATGCCGCTCCGAGTGTACCAATTAATAGATTTTTGTTAGAAGCTACATTCGATTGAATGGTTGTCAAAGCCCCCGATAAATTACCTGCTAGTGCTTCCTGTACTGCAGTATCAAGCCCGACATTTTTTGCTAAACTGAGAGCTGCGCCGGTTTCGATCGCCGAGATCGTAAAGCTCTTTTTTCTTGAATATCTTCTATTTGTGCGTCTACGTACCATAAACCCATTTAGGGGGATTGCCTATTTAGTCTAATGGGTTCTTTCTTTAGCTAATTGGTGAACTTCTTTTAATTCTTGCTTCCAACAACGATCGCATACATGACGGATTCTTAAACCCCAAGTACCACAGCGCCAACACTTAAACCACATCTTTTCTCCTTAGCTTAGGGGGATTATATCCCCTTGATGTG